GCCAAAAACGGGGTGCCGGCCTTGATTTCCTGGTCCAAACCGCCCCCGGCACCCCGTTTTTGGCAAAACCAATGTCGCATAAGCCTCATTATGTCATATGTCGCGATGCCAAGCAGCCTGGCCACAACCCCCGCGCGTGGTTCGGCAGGCGCTGCGTTTATCGGACCGGTCATTCACCAGCCTTCGCATCAACCGCGTGGTCTCCCCCCGCCCAACTGATGGTGATCGACTGCTGCGCAGGAGCATCCTCTTTGCGGTCTCTGATCCCGTGCGGTTGGCTGCGTGCCAGCGTCCAGCGCAGCGTTTCGATCTCCAGCTTGCGGCGTTGGATTTCGGCGCCCAGCCAGCGTCCATCGCATGGCGTTCCGTCTGCGTGTGTCTTTGGCAGCTCGGCCATTGCGAGCTTATTGATGCGGTCAGAGTGCCACTCGGCTTGCATGATGCGGCCCTGGCGATAGATCTCGAACATCGTTTCGTCTCGGGCGACGGCTGATGTGATTGCGCGATAGGATGGCATGTGCGGATCTTCCACAATGTGCAGGAGGTTTTCGCCCATTGCCATGCGTTCAGCGACTTCGGTCATGATGGCCTTTGTGACTTTCACCACATGGCCTTTATTGTTTCCGCCCATTTCGTCCTCCTTGGGGTTTGGTGGATGGTACATCAATCTGCCCAGCAACCCAAGTGTTTGGTGTGACTTCGCCCAGGGTCATCAATTGGATGTGTACTTGATGCTCAGGCTCTGGGTTCAGGTAGGATTGGTGGTCTGGATGCAGGCACCATCTGGTGACCAGGCCAGTGGTTGGATGTCCTAGTCGCTGTGCCATGTCTTGGTATGTGAGGTTCTTGGCTTTGCGCCAAGCTTCGAGCTTGTTCATGTCTTGAGATCCACTGTGTTGAGGATTTGCCTGATGAAGTTGATGCAGGCTGTTGCTGGCAGTTTGCCGATCGGTGTTCCGTGTTGCCAGACGTAGACGCCATCTGGCCTTGTGGTGAGGATAACGGCTGTATCTGTGGTGATGATTGCCTCGTGGTCAGAAAGGTATGTCATCTTCCAGCTCCATGTCTCTGATGGCTGTGACCTCTGCGCCTGGGAAAGCTGCTTTGGCTGCGTCGATCATTTCTTTGGCGAGGCTGCGTCTGTACATGGTCAGGGCCAGGACCATCTCGCGCTCGGTGATCAGCTCCAATTTCGGGTACGCCTCCTGCGCTCTCTGCCAGGCCCTAGGATCGCGCATCAGGCCGAAGGTATACCCATCTGCCTCAACGACCCACACCTGCGCTGTAGGAGGCTCTCCGTGAGCCTGCGAGGCAATCTGATCCATAGCCTGCATCCCTCTTACGCAAACCGATGCTCTTGTCGCCACCTCATCAGGATCTTGCGCATCGATGGCCGCGTTAAGCTTGGCCATTGCTGAGCCGTACTTTGCCGCCACGTCTGCCGGCACCAGCTCCACGAGCCGATCGATGCCCCACTTGTGATCCATCGCGTTTGACATGCGATCGAACGGTGCGAGTGCGAAGTCACATTTGATCTGGGTCGCCGTTGCGCCTGAATGGATGAGCCGATCCGACTTCCTCTCACGCCTTGGCTTTTGCGGTCTCTGTTGTGTCACGATGTCTCTCCTCTTGTCTTCCTCACCTCACCACCTCACTCACCTTCCTCACCTCCTCACCTTCCTCACCCCTATATAGGGGGGGTGAGGAGGTAAGGTTCAGGTGGTATTCTTCCTCACCTTTCCTCACCTTTTCCTCACCTAAAAACAGCAGGTGAGGATGCATATTTATCACGCTTTTCTGGCTCACAATCCGGCCTCATCGCGGTTGATCCATGTGCCTACGACCACCACTGATATCTCTCGTCCTTGTCGTGGGTCTGTTGTCTTCTCGACCCGCAGCACGTCTGTCTTGACCCACTGCTTGAGGATGGCAGTGACGCGGCCTTTGCCTGCCTTCTCTGTGGTGTCGATGTCGAGGATCTCTCCGATGGTGTGACCGACCCAGGCTTTGGCTTGTGAGCTTTCTCTGAGTGGTTCGTCTTCGGCTGCTTTGCCGATGGCACGCTGGCACTTCATTGCGGCCTCTGCTGTCACGCCTTCGAAGGCATCTGGCAGGTTGACGGTGCGCACGACTGCGATGTGTTCGCCGTTGGCGATTTGCACGCCGATGGTTTGCATGTAGGTGGCTTTGTCTGCCGGTGCTGCGAGGTTTGATTTGGCATCGTCTGATCTGAAGATGCCTTTGCCTGCATCGCCTTCAAGGCCCAGCTTTTCGGCGGCTTCTTCGCTGACCTTGTTGAGTACTCTGGCGGCTCGGGCTGCGCCGATGAGGGCGTTGGCACCTCTGACGCTATCGACTGTTGCATCGTCTCCGTTGCCTTTGCGGATGTGGTGTACTGGGTGGACGGATGCGCCTGTCTCTCTGGCCAGCTTGCGCAGCATGGCGACGACCACCTGCACGGCCATGTTGGAGTTCTCATTGACCATGTGGGCCGAGATCAGGGGATCTATCAGGATCACCCCTATGCCCAAGGCTTTGACTTTGTTGATCATGTAGTTCAGGAGCGCGTCGTTCTCTGTCACGCCGTCTCTTGTTTCGGCGGCCAGGGTGATGCGGATGTCATCTTCCCCGTCGAGGAAGAGCCAGCCTGCCAGATCTTTGTGAGCGATGCTGTAGTGCTGCATGACGGCTGCGAGGCGCAGGAGGCTTTCGCTGCGCGGGTCTTCAAGGTTGACCAGCCAGACCTTTGTGCGCTCGTGAACGTCTTGGTCTAGGAGCTTGCGGCCTGTGGCTATGGCGACGGCTTCAACCATTGTGAGGCTGGTCTTGCCGATGCCGCCGGCTGATGCTGTAAGGCTGACGTAACCTCTGATGTAGGTTCGCCCATAGATCCACTGCCTGCGTGGCAGTGTGAGCGGGTTGAAGTCTTCGATCGGGGTTGGCCAGGTTGCCTGATCGGCCTGTTGCTCTGGCGCTGGCGCGTCAAAGGTTTGGGCTGGCACTTGGTCAGCCATCTTTTGCTGAACCGGATCGGGCTGCGGTGTCCAGCCCTTGGCCCTGGCACCGTCGATCGCCTGCTGCACTTCTCTGCGTGTGTCTTCGGTGGTGTAGCCTGTCAGTGTGAAGCGATCGGTGAGGGCGTGGATCTCGCTGTCTGCCAGACCGCGTGCGACGTATGAGGCGACGAGGCGGATTATGTTGGCGTGCCAGTTGTTGCCTTGCAGGATGTCGGCCTCTGCGAGGGCGCGGTCCATAGCTTGCTGGCCGAGATCGATCTGCAGACCTGTGCCGGCTGGTGCGTCTGCTGACGCTGTGGTGCGCTGTGTGGGCGGGAAGGCTCGCATCATGCGCTCAAACGGGACAGGGTCTCTGTCGGTTGAGAACTCTGTGCGGAAGGTTGTCAGCTCGGGCTGGTAGCCTCGGCTCTTCTTGTCGTCGTTTGGCCATGACACTGTACCTGCCACGCGCATGATGCGGGATGGGTTGATCACGGCTGGATCTGTTCCGAGGCTGGCGGCGATGCTGGCCTGCACGCCACGCCATGCGTCGAGGTTGTAGCACGGCTCTTCCAGGCGCCAGTATGCGTGGCCTCGCACATATGGCGTCGTGCCTGTCTTGACGCTCATGGTGAACTGCGGGCCTGCCAGTGCGATGACGTTGCGCATGGAGTTGTCGCTGTCGGCATCTGCGAAGCAGTAGAGGGCGGCCAGGATGTCGGTGTCCTTGGCGCCTTTGCCCGCCGGGATCTGGGCGTCCGATCTGATTGGGTTGATGCACATGTAGACGTTCTGGTGTGCAGCGTTCATGGCCTGCGCGTGCTGCACTGCGTCCTTGATGTCGATGGCTCTGAAGCGTGCGGCGCTGACCTGTCTGGTGGCTGAGATGCAGCGCAGCTCTATCTGCGCCGGACCGACTTCATCCCATCCGTCTGTGATGTAGCGGATGAAGCTTTCGATCTGGTCAGGCTGTGCTTGCAGTAGTTTGTCTTGCATTGTATTGTTCCCGTGGCTTCCTGGCCTGTTTGACACTCTTCCTGCCTGGATAAATTGCCCCCAGCGTGTCTGCGCTGGGGGCTTTTTTATGCGCTCTCAAGCTTGCGCCGCTTGTATCTCGCCTGCGCTAGACTTTTGCATTCTGGGCAGACAATCGCATTGCCGACAACACGATAAGTTGCTCCGCACGTCGTGCATCCATCTGTCACTGTGTGATGGGCGGAAACGTTTTTACCGTTTTGCCGCGCACGATTGGCGTGTTTGGTGGTCGCCTC